ACATTACTATGCTCGAAGAATGCTGGCATCCTTGCTGACTTAGTAGCAGAAAGCTGTGGTGCTTTACCCTGATACATTAAGGTGTCGCTAGAATCCAACCAAAATTTTTTATCTAGATATCTATCGGATGCACCTACCTTAAGTGGTTGCATCACCCAATTAATCGTGGCCAAGCGGAGCTTATCAAGACTAGGACTGATATCAAGCCCCAGCTCCCTACAAACAATACTATTGGTAGCAACATGAATTTGTTCATCTCTAGAAATATCTGCACTTACTGTTCGCATTCCAGCGTCACCATTAAAGCGAAAGAATGGTAGAAGAACGAAGAAAATTGCACGTTCGGCCACCATTGCTTTGGTAATTGTGTGATCAGGATGCGAGACCCAAGCATCACGTAACCGTAACGCTTCTGCTTCAGATGTTTCATCCATCCCGTAAGCATTGGCGATGTAGCCAAGAGCCACGTCGTGGTTTTCTTCGTCCCGGACATTGGATTCGAGTAGTTCCCTCGCCACGTCTGGAACTTCATTAACCAGGGCATCACGGATAAAATCTCCCACAGGTAGTTCCATATGTCGCATAGCAAGTGCACGGTGAATCGTTTCCTCCGCACCGGTCTTGCATGTACCAGCACTTGTCTGAACTGGTGTCCATTTTCTTTTCCTTGATAGTAGTTTTTCGTATGGGTTCATTCTGCACAATCACATTGAGGTTCATTTGATTCTCGTTCAGGTGCTAAGAGACTGCTCAAATAATCATCCACTTCATCTTCAGCGATTGCTGCATAAGCATTAGATTTATCTTGCACATCTCCCATCACTTGAAGCGAATAATATAAAGAGGTTTGTGGAGACTGAAGCCACTCTTCAATAAAGTCCTCATCCATGACAGTCATATCTGACCACCAGTTGAAAGAGTAACCGTGAAGAAGTCCACTGGATTGGTAGAGACGCATGATGCCGTCTGCTACCCGTTTGTAATTTTCCCAGCCAACTTCTGATGCAATTTCTACATCACCGTAGTTATAAGTTTGAACACCAAAGGTGCCAGAATCTCTATCAACAGTACGTGAGATAGGTGGTGCAATCTCAGGCGTACAGGTGTAACCATCAGCGTCCTTTGAACGGTAGCTACAAGACGCTGTAGGAGCGATAGCGAAGGCTCGCTTCATTCCATACTTATGAGCAACTAGCGAAGCATCACGGATGCCATGAGCCATCTGTTGTACAAGAGAATAAGCAGCAGTAGCTTTTATTTCTCCTGCTGAGTATTGATCTAAGGCTCGTCCGAACTGTTCGTAGGTGACACCGTACCTCCGCAAGAGGTTTGCGAGACCCAAGATTCCAAGTCCAACCTGTCTATCTGTGGAAGAAGATAAATATTCTCCAGTCTCTCCCACACCTGTTTTTGAATGTAACTGGCAAAGCTCTTGCATCCCTTCAACATAAGCACTAGGGATCTGTTCGAAGCTACAGGCTCCAAGGTTAATGTGCTCCAATAAGCACGTACCTCGGGATGGCAAGTACACCTCAAGACATACATTTCCTCTAATTCGTTTTGTTCCTTCATACTTTACTTTGTTTAGCCAGACATCTCCAGCTTTAATTGATTGAATAAGTAGATGTTTGATTGTTAATGGCAGTTCATCCCACCATTCTTGTGTGATATTGACGCAACGTTTTACCCAAGGTAGAGCTGAACGTGGCGTAGTAATAAACTCTTCTATGTCTGGATGTGACGCGTCAAGATGGAGAACTACTGCTCCGTTTTTGTACTTACCGCCCCGTCTGAGAGTTTCGTTAAGAGCCGAATAGATTCGTCCAAATGATACAGGACCACTCGCAACGACGCCTGACTCTCTCTCGGTATCTTTAGCATCAAGTCTTGATAAGTGGATAGCAACTCCTGCTCCAAGTCTGAGAGCTTTAGAGCAGAAACGCCAAGATGCTTCAATTCCATTAGGTCCTTCGAGTTCATTGTCAACAACAAATACTGTGCACGACACAGGTAAACGGCCATTAGGATCATCGATCCATGATTGGACACGTCCAGTTCTAGAAATTAATTCAGCCATTGATCAGATCGGTTAGTGTAGGTGGTGCATAGTTAGGACCTTTCAATACCTTCCCATCTTCACGACGGATAGGTTTTCCATACTCGTCTAGCTTTGACAAGTTAGATTTATGGACACGCTGCATTGCTTCGTCCAGGTCCCATTCCTTAGCAGCAGCGTATTGATAGCAGACATAAACAAGGTCAGCTAATTCTTTTAGTTGCTCTTCAAAACCTTCATCTTGAAAAGCTGTACAAAATTCTTGATACTCCTCATCGATCAAACTCTTTTGCATAGTCATCGGAGTCATCTCCAAAGAGTATGCTGACCGGAATTGGGTCGCCATCATCATTAGAGTTTGATTCTGTGTGTTGTAATTCATTCTGTAAATAGTGGATTGCTTTTTTAAGATCTTTAGTTTTGCTGTCTTTATATCCAGCTCTGCAGATATATTTAACAGCACACCCTAAATGATAGTTTAGTCCTTGGTCTCGTATAAAGTCCCAAGGCTCCATGGAACCTCGGGTGTAGTAGGTGGGAGATTCGGCCATTGCTTAACTAGCTGTGAAACGTTGTTTGTGAGAATGAAGCATTGCTGCTGCAGAGTTAGAAATAAAGTTTGCATATCCTCCTTCGAGATCTTCTTCAGTCCGTCCTGAATCTGTCGCATCTTTAGATCCTGCTCCATCGTCAGTTCTAAGATGGGCATTGGAGGGATCGAATAAGATTGGTTTTGTTCCGTCATAGTCATCTGATGTAAGTATCTTTGCTAGTCGTGCATTACGTAGAGCATCACCTTCAGTCAGTCCTTTTGACTTGAACGCTTGCACTACAGAATTCCAAGTGTATCCATTTTCGGCAAAAAATTTTGAGCTAGTTTTTACACCGAACCCAGGAGCACCTGAGTAACCATCAGTGCTATCACCAGCCAATGTCTGAATAAGAAACCATTCCCAGCCGCTTTGTTTGTCGATTGTGAACATTTCGTCTAGATTATATAGTGATCCTGGTATTTGTTTCATGTCCTTATCAGGGGATACAATTACACAGTCATCATTCGATGTTGCATATACTCCCATTGAATCATCAGCCTCTAGCGAAGGCATGATTATCACGCGATAGCTCTCATGTAGTTTGTGGATTACTCGTTTATATCCGCATGGTTTCTTTCGGTTTCGGTGCCCTTTGTATGATGGGTCAACACTCTTACGAAAGTTAATAGAATCAGAGAAGAACAGAATGACATCAGGATCAAAGAACTCTTGTTTAATACGATCGATGTCTCTAAGAACTCCTGCATAAGCTTCACTAAATTTACTACCAACCATAATTACATCATTGCCCCAATCAATATCATATTCTGCTGCTGCACAACATTTATAAACGATGTAGTCAGCGTCTATTAATAATGAAGTCATCCTTGACCTCTACTCATTTTACGATCACCTTTTGGTTTAGATCGTTTACCTTGTCCCTGTGCTGATTTCTTGCCAGGTTTTTGAATCTTTTGTTGTTTCTTTGCGTATAGCATTAATGTGTTAGTGGATAGGTTAGTCCCAGAAAGTCTCGAAACCTTCAGGGGTTAATGATGGATGCCAGGAGATTGATAAAGTTTCTGGGTGTACTGAAATACAATAAACACCGGCTGAAGTCATACTTTTTGCTGTATGAGAGTAATAAAATAAGCCTTTTGCTTTGTGTCGTTGAGTCATTGATTTGACATCGCAGTCAATTGATTGACCGTTGATTTTAATGATTAAGTCAATACTGCCAGTACAACTAGAATTAGGAAATACTTCAGCACCACGTTTCAAAGCTTCTGTGATAACAATATGTTCCATAATGTCACCTACTCTACTTCTATTAATGGACTTCTGACCAGTTGTTTCCTTGCTTTGATTCTGCTTCAATTTTGATTCTGAGGTTGTAGTACTCTCCAGCCGCGATTGCGCTATATACCAAGGATGTTGATAAATCGGAAGCGTGGTCTGGTCTGCACTCGAACTGCAATTCGTCATGTATGAATGCCAATTGACTGGCGCATAAATTTGTTTCTTTTACTGTTTGATCATTAATTACCATCCATCTTTTTGCGACTACACCAGCTCCTGATTGAAGCAAATAGTTCAACGCTTTATGAGATGAATCAACTGCAATTTTTCTACCGTCGATAGACTTGATGAACCCTTTTTCTGAAGCTTTCTTGATAGCGTCAAGTAAGTCTCCAAGTCCTTCAATTGCTTCGACGTATGCAGCACGAATCTCCTTACCTTTTCGCTTAGCACTTGTAGAGGAGAGTTGTTTGTCATAAGAATGTCCAATTTTTTCATCACCTGCCCCATACAGCATTGCGTAGGTGACCGTCTTGACTAATTTTCTGGAGATTCCAATCTTATCTGCGTTGACTTGATGGATGTCTCCATTGAGGAGGATGTCGGCGTATTTACCTCCATCCCACCTAGCGAGATAATGGCTAAGCATACGAAGCTCAATCCCAGACAAGTCAGCGCCCACCATGCATAAGCCTGGACTTGGGATAAAGAGTCTTCTAAATCTTTCGTCGCTTGGGACTTGCGCGAGGTTGGGTGATCGGTGTGCACAACGGTGTGTACTTGTTGCAACGCTGCAGTGATGATGTATCCGGTCATTCGTACATCGCTTCAGCCATGCGTTCACGCCTTCCGAGAGGAGCCCAAGCATTTTCGTTACCGTCAAACATCTCGCGAACTTCATAGAAATCGGAGACGCTATATCTGTCAGAACAACTTCGTCGATGATAGGTTTCCCAGTAGCTGTCAAACTCGTCGGAATCCAGCCATAAAATGTCTGCAATATCCATGCAATGTGATCTCGTGAAGTACAGTTTGTGTCTTTTAATCTAGTGAAAGGAGATCCTTTGATGTATCCCTGAGTTCTGTTATCTCTTTTTGGAGTGAAATCTGCTCCTTTGACGAAAGGGTGTCGCCTGCGAAGTACCTCTTCAATATCGCAAAGTTCTTGCTTGAGAGCCGATGTAAGCGACCATGCAGCCCGCTCATCGAAATGCCATCCATGAATCTCCTGTTGTGTAAGTATTGTTTGTACCTGATGTTCTAATTTCACCCATTCAGGTATTTTTGGAAGTGACAAAATAGTTTGGTGGTAACGTGTACATCTTGGATGCAATAGTCTTCCATTGATTGAGACCATTCTTTCCAATCAGTGTCTTTGCTGAATGAACCTTTAAATTCACCTAATCGATAACCGTAGGATTCAAGAGAATGTCTGCCGTATAACTGCAACGGCATGTTTTTCCAGTTATGTCGCTTGTCTAACTCCATCATGTTCGAGTGGTATAGACGTGATAAAAGTAAAGTATCAACGACAACCCCAGGAGATATAAACCAAGGGTAGATTTTGTGAATAACAGGGATATCGTACCCAATAACATTATGACCCAAGATACAGTCAGCATCTGCCAATCGTTGTATCCCTCGTACAATAGGTTCTTCATTACCCTGGTCGTTATACGAGATAGTTTTCTTCGTATCGAAGTCATAGATAGCTAGACAATGAATGGTAGTAACATCAGCTAATAGTCCGTTTGTTTCTAAGTCAAAGATGAGACTCACTTCTTGTTCCATACATAAGTCTTGTCTACAAATTTTGCACGCTTAATAGCTTCTTCAGTTGGTGGTGTAGGTTTACGTACCAGACGATTACCTGTAAAACCAATAGTTTCAGAAGTCAGTGGCAGGGTTGAATTCAGATTCAATTTCAGATTCCTCAAATTTACAGTTTTCTAAGTTATACTTAAGTGCACAAGCTATTCCAGTCTCGCCTGAATAGCGATTTTTAAGGACTCTAACTGTCGTAACACCTCCAGCTTGGTCTGATTGTTGGTTGCGTTCAAGTCCAATGACCGAATCGCTGAGCTGAGCAATAGCAGCAGATCCTCGTAATTGTCCAAGCGTAACTCGTCCTCCTTCTTCATGATTTTTGTCAGTAGTTGTACGTTTTAAATGTGAAACAAGGAATAGAGCAATACCGGTTCGTTCAACTAAGGAACGTAAGCGTGTCATGGTGATATCAATCATCCGACGTTCATCACCGTCTAGTCCTGACAACAGGATAGAGAGATGATCAAGGAAGATAATCTTACAATCAAGACCGCTAGCCATATACTCAATACGATTATAGATAATGTCTGGATCATAAGAACCAAACCCATCAAATAAGAATAAGTTCCAGTTAGCAATTGTTTTATCAAATGCTTCTGTTAGTTCTTTATGTGTAGGTTCTCCAAGGTGTAAGGATTTACCTACTGAACTAGACATGATGCCTAGAGCTGTTTGTCTGTTGGATTCTTCAAGAGCCAAATAACCGACTCGTTCTCCCCTTTGTAATAGAGAACTTGCAATACACCTGCAGAAGCTGGACTTGCCGATACCGCTGCCTGAAGTAATTGTGCACAGTGTTCCACGTCGTATGCCATGGAGTTTATTGTTAAGTCCTGCAAAGGGATAGTCATAATCAGATGGAGGTGTTGGTGTAGTTACTAGCTCTAATAGACTTTTAGCTTCAATAATGCCGTCAGGTCGATACGCTTTCTTTTCATAGAAAGCTTTATCAATAGCAGCCCTATCGTTAGCTTGCCATGCGTCTGAGAGGTCCTTATAAGACTCTATACGCGCTATGAATACCTTTCCAGGAGGTAACACACTTGCAGCAGCTTTTGCCGCATCCTGACCAGGTTCATCATTATCAAACCATAGAATGATCGAATCGTATCCCTGAAGAAATTCATAGTTCTTTTGTACGGCTTTCTTCGCACCTGCTGCTCCTGTTGGTAGCGAGACAACATCCCATGTTGGTAGTAGTTCCGCATACGTTGCAGCATCAAGCTCTCCCTCAGTAATGACGATTTGCTTACCATGACCTTTCCATAGGTGTTGACCAAAGAAAGATCCGTCCGTCTCACCTTCGTAGGAGAAGATCTTATTAGCTGTGCGAATCTTCGCGCCGATAGGTTGGCCATTTGAGTTGTGATAGTAGAAACGTAGTTGATCTCCATCCCTGTAGATTTTGAATCTTTCACAAGTTTTTTCGGAGATATTTCTTTTTTGCAGCCGTCCGGCTGATCCTTTATAACTCACGTAAGTGGTTGTCGATTGTGAATAATTTTTCCCGTCTGGTGGTGTCCATGCATGACACACAAAACAATAAGTGTGACCATCTGTATAGACAGCTTGTCCATCAGATGAGCCACAGTTGTTACATGGATCATGCCGAAGAAACTCAGACGAACCAGTCGATTGGTATGTTTGCAAAACTAGCCCAAGGTATATTTAGTTTTTCGCACCATTGTGCATATGTAGTTTTTGATTTCTTGCTAATCTTATTATATGGAGCTTGAAATACCATCCTTAAATCAATTTCTGGATGTTGCTGTTTGACGGCTTTAATCTTGCGACGATCCTCCGCTTCCCAGTACCCTTTGCACTCAAGATAAACACCATTAGGCAAAAGAAAGTCAGGAGTATAGTTATGTTGAATCTCATAAGGAACCTTTGTCGATTCATATTCGTACTTCACTCCTAACTCAACCATAAGATCAGCAACTCGTTCTTCAAGTCCTGATCGAAAAGCCATTACCAAATACCAGGGATTAGCTGACCTGTGATGGCATAAGATCCAATTGCAGCGATAACACCTAGCATTGCAAGGCGTCCATTAAGCATCTCTGCACGCTCATTGTGTGATTCGTTCATTTCCATAATCTCCA